ATTTGTTAACGAAACAAAAGGCTCTTAGGGACAATCCAAGAGCCTTTTTATTTTTGCTATTTAAAACGGAGATCTGATGAAAAGATACATGTTCATTGTATCAACAGCTTAGTAAGCTGTAAATGGGGTAGGCATCCATGCCGAAAAAATGGAGTAAATGTGAAGTTTGGCGACGGAACATTTACTACCTACCTCTACCAAAGGAGGATATGAGGAAGTCGTATTATAACAGGCTCCTAGTAAAAGAAAACTGCATACCGCCCAAAATAATACAAAATTTATATCTCTCCTCAAAAGTCGCCAAATAGTTCCCCTTGTTGTTTAAAATCTAAAGGAGTTGGATTATGTCAATTGAGAAGTTAAGCGATTTGTCAAAATGTTATCCAGAAGAAAACCCCTACACCCAGGTATTGAATTCAGTTATTGAGCATATTAAAGACAGTGATGCTTTTCGAATGTATTGCTATCTCTCATCAAAAAGCCGTGATTGGCATGTCGCCAAAGAATGGACAGCCAAACAATGCGGTATCGGTGAGCGCAAAGCCAAACAATGCTGGTCATATTTAGAACGCTGCGGTTTATTGGAGTATATTTCCCTACGTAATGAGAGCGGCAAATTTATAAAACATGATATGCGTATCTTAAACGGCACCCGCTTCAAATCTGACGAACCTTTCCTAAAATCCACAGGTGCAGAAACTGCACCACTGGAAAAGTTATCCACAGATGACCCTATCCACAGGTGCAAAAACTCACCGAGTGGAGAAACGACACGTGTGGATTTTGCACCCCTACTAAATAAAGATTTAACCAATAAAGATTTTGAAACGAAAAAAAGAAAAAGCTTTTGTGCTGCGCAAAAAAAACCCAACAGCGAAAAGCTCAAAAACCAAAAATCTAAAAGCGACTACCGCGAGGCCAACGCCGCAAAGCACAGCTTTGCCGAATCGAAAAACAACGCCGCCGCCTCCCAAGAAGCCATGGCTCGCGAAGCCAAGCACATTGAAGAGCATGAAGCTATCAAGCGGGCGCCCATGCCAGCCGCCTTACGGGACATGATTAAGGGCATGAAACATAAACAATATTGGGGATTGCCAAAATATGGAAGCCAAGGAAAGATGCCAACGGATGGTGGTCAAGCTCGGGATGAAGTACGGGGTACCTCCCAAGCTCATTGCTGAACGGCTCTTGAGCCAGGATGACAAAACGGATATGTTACAAGGGCAGATTTCGTACGAAACACTGGATGCGCATGTCGCAGTTTGGAAGCATTATGGTATGTGCCATTACGCAAACGGAACAGGAAAGCCGTACGAGCATCGAAGGTTGTACCCATAGGGTTACCATTACCCTAGATGAGAAAACGTAACCACGGGCAAATTTAGCCCCTTATTGATAGGATGGAACGCAAATGCAAAATGGACGTGTTAAATGGTTTAACGATACAAAGGGTTTTGGGTTTATTGAGTCACAGGAAAGCGATTATTTTGTACACTTTAAGGAAATCCAGGGGTCGGGTTTTAAGAGTTTGAAGGAAGGGGAACGGGTGACCTTCGAAGCGGGCGAGTCTCCGAAGGGGCCGGTGGCAAAGAACGTGACGGTGATACGCTAGCCGTGAAGCGCGACGCCGTAGTGGTGATTTGCAGGCGTTGAATAGCCGTGGTCTGAGTTAAAATCAGACAAAGCGTCATCGATGAGTTCCCGCATCGCGGGGATGAGGTAGCTCGTCACGCCTTCACGCCAGACGCGGTTAAATTCTATCGCCTCATCTTTATCGGTTGAATTAGCAAGATAGCGGGTGAGTGCTGGGCGCATTTTTGTTTCCCAGCAAGGGTTATCCGCGCCGGTGGCTTCGCTTGCGTAGGCTTCTTCATGGGTTATCAACAGAGCGGCAAATTCGTGCTGTACAAAATCCGGTAAGTCAGTGGCATCTAGATTGTAAAATACGTCAACGTCGTTGAACTCCGCGTAATGCTCAACACATTCGACGGCAAATTTCTTGATTATTTTGTTCATATTATGTCCTTATTCTGAGCGTTGGCAAGCTGTTGTGTTTTCGTGGTAGGCGTCACATAGGGGGCACCACACGTCATCATTTGCTAATACGGGTCGTCCGTTAACCCATTTACTCATGTTTATTCTTTCAAATAGTACCGGTTGTGATATAGTTTTGTTAGACATGATATTTCTCCTAAGCAGAGTTTATTAATGTTGACGGGTTAGAGGTCTGAACCCCCTCTAACCCACCTTGTTTTCATCCCATTTCCCATTTGTTATTTCATCAAATAAAATGGGTTTTATTTTTAAGACACGTTTATCTAATGTTTCTTTTTTGTTTTGCTCTAATTCAATTAATCCCGTGTCTTCATTTATTGAATATATTTGTTTCGGGATGTGTGCAATAACTCGCATAGAACTTGTATTTTTTTTGTCAATATATTCATAAATTATGATCTCTCTATTACTATTTAACATAGTTGCTTCTACTTTTTCATCACCAAAAATTGCTAATACTCTCTTTGCCATTTTGTTTACCTCTGTATCGTTAGTTGATAAAAGCATTCTATCAACACTTGTAAGGTATGTCACCACTTAATATAACAATATTTGAAATATTTTGTCTTATTCACAAACAGTTGTAAGTTATGATATTGTTATAGGCTTAAAGGATTAATCCATTCTTAAAAGGGAGCTATAAACATGAATGACGTCAAAGATTACACAACAGCCGATGGGGATGAAGGCAATACACACTATAACGGTGTGCCCTCTTCTTACGGCAAGCGCGTTGAAGAACAGAACAAAATGCAACCTAAATACTGCGAGCCAGGCGAAGCTGGCGGCGATATGAAGGGTGAGAAACGGAACGTACAAGCAGGACCATAATTGTGCAAACCGAACACTAAAAGGGTTATTTATGGTAATGCCTCTCAAATATAAACCAGAAATGTGTGCAATAGCTGAGGAGGTTCTTTCCAATGGGGAGAGCCTTGCAGCTATTTGTGCGGAGTTAAATATTGGTCGGACGACTTTGTATGAATGGCGTGATAGTAATCCAGAATTTAGAAATGCTATCGAACGCGGCTTGCAGAAAGCGCAACGACGATGGGAACGAATAGGCATGGATGGCATAGAGGGTCATTACGAAAAGTTTAACGCTGCCCCGTGGATATTCACCATGAAAAATAGATTTCGTGCAGATTATCAGGAAGATAAGGAAGCAAAAACCGAATCGACCGCAATCATAGAAAAGCTTATAGATAAACTGGCGGAATAATCATGGATGATATGTTTGATTTCGAATGCAATCATTGCCAATGCGGCTATGACCGTGGCGAAGGTAAATTTAGTCGACAGTTAGATGCATGGGTCTGCGAAGCATGTTTTGAAGAGTTAAACGAACAAAGCAGAAAATAGGCGTAATGATGGATAACGTAGTGCCGTTACATACCAGTAATTTTATCGTGTATTGTGGTTGTGGAAATGATCGATATTTTGTCCATGCTCAAATGGCACAGCCATTGAATTTAGTATGCACAGCATGTTTGCACATTATTGATACTCTCAAGGTTCAATTTAACGATGAAAAATGAAGATAAATTGCTCGCAATTTTGAAATCATTACCCGCATTTGCTAAAAATTTCTTGATTATCCATGACAAAGCAGGCGTTGAACGTTACCTCGAAATGAATAGGGCGCAGCTCTATATTCACGAACGATTAGAGGCGCAGCTTAAAGCGACTGGGAAGGTTCGTGCTTTGATATTAAAAGGAAGACAACAAGGCGTTAGTACGATGATTTTAGCGCGTTATTTTCATAAAATCATTACGAATAAAGGTAAGCAAGCATTCATCCTAACGCATTTATCGGATGCGACACGCGCAATCTTTGGAATGACAAAGCGATACAGCGAGAAGCTGGAGCCGCTTTTATTCCCACAACCTGACAAAAAAAATGACAATACGTTGATGTACAATGGGCTAGGCTCTGGTTATCGCGTCGGCACGGCGGGGTCAGTTGAAGTCGGCCGCGGCATGACAAACCAATATTTGCATTTGTCCGAATATGCGTTCTACAAAGATGCGGCCAAAATCGGCATGGGATTGTTAAACACGGTTGCTGAAATCCCAGGGACAGAGGTGATTAAAGAATCAACGGCGAATGGGATCGACAATGATTTTTATCTGGACTGGAAAGAAGCAAAGAACGGTAAGACCCGCTATCAAGCAATCTTTGTGCCGTGGTATTGGCAAGATGAGTATTGCATCGATGACCCTAACTTCAAACCAACGGATGAAGAGCGTGATTGGCTCGAAAGATTTGGCTCAAATGGTTTAAAGATCGGTCACCTGGCGTGGCGTCGCATTAAACTCCAGGATATCAAAGGCGATGAGGAACAAAGGTGTCGAAAGTTTAGACAGGAATATCCATTTACGGATGATGAGGCTTTCTTGTCATCCATTACTGATACGTTTATCAATGTTGATTGCGTGATGAGGGCGCGTCAAAATCGTGTATCGAGTGATTCCGCATTGGTGATTGGCGTTGATCCGGCGCGAAAGGGTGATGATCGCACGGCAATCATTCGTCGTCGCGGACGTCGCGCCTATAAACTTGAAACGCATTACAATATTGATTTGATGGAATTGGCCGGCATTTTAAAACGGATTATTGATAGTGAAAGGCCACGGCGAGTTTGTATTGATTGCATCGGCATTGGCGCAGGTGTCGTCGATCGTTTGCGCGAATTAGGATATGATTTTGTAGAAGGCGTGAATGTTGCACGCAAAGCAAGCGAGCCTCTTAAGTTCCGGAACCTTCGCGCCGAACTCTGGTCAATGATGCGTGATTGGTTTTTGCAAGAGAGCTTAGTCGAGATACCCGATAGCGATGAATTGCAGACAGACCTAACCTGTTTGGGGTATAAATATGATTCAAGTGATAAACTGGTGATCGAAAGTAAAGACAAAGCCAAAGAACGTGGCTTATTATCACCAGATACAGCGGACAGTTTGATGCTTACCTTTTACGGGGGCGAGTATGTAACGGAGGGCGGTTATGAAGCAAACCGGCTACCTGAACATACGTATGGAAAGTTTATATAGTTGACAATCAACTTGGGATAAGTTGACAAATAACAAGGAATGTTATGGCCAAACTCAACGAGAAAATGGCAAGAAGTGCGCGCATCGCATTTGAAAAATTCTATGAGAATTTCAAGCAAAACATCGACCTCTATCATTTAATGCACGATTTTGTGCTTGGCCAGCAATGGTCTGAAGAGGAAGAAGACGATATGTTGAAGACCTATCGAAAGATAGCTTTAACATCTAACAAGCTTGGCACGATGGCCAATTCCCTCTTAGGCGAGCAACAGCAAAACACGCCGCAATTGCAAGTCGTCCCAATGACCGGATGTAATGAAAAGGTAGCGCAACTCCGCGAAATCATCACAAAAGACATTATGTTTTCAACCTCCGCCGCCATTGCCTATCAAGTCGCGGGTTCGCAAGCCGCAATCGGTGGCTATGGTGCTTTTTGTGTCGGTACTGATTACAACCATTCGCGTTCCTTTAACCAGGATATTCAATACTGGTATTTCAGAGATGCAACGCGATGTTATTGGGATCTAGGCGCCGACATGGTTAACAAAACGGACGGTATGCATTGCGGGTACTTAACACGCATGACGCGCCAGAAATTCCGCCAAACATACGGCAAAGAAATTGAGCAAAATATTTTAAATTCAGCGAGCGTCACACAAAGCAAAGAAGAAATAGCGCTAGCTGTGCAGCCAAATGAATCTGGCAATCCGTTTATGTGGGCGGATGAGGAAGGTATCACCATCATTGATCATTATGTGCGCACATTCGAAAAAGACACGTTGTATAAATTGTCGAATGGTAATGTGGTTAATCAACAAGAAATGGATGAGTTGATCGAGAAGTCGCATGTCATTAATGCGCGAAATGCACGCACGGAGTCCGAATTACAAGCGACGGATGAATACGGCAATCCTCCTTCGGATACTAATGAACTCGCATCCCAACTTTCACAAATGGGGCAGGGTGGTGGTGCGCCGGAAGCACCACAAATGCGGACGATGGCGGGACAAGCTTACAATCCAGAGGGCTATGGATTGGAAGGCGACCACGACATATTACCGCAAGATAAAGGTGTGGATATTGTGCCAAACGCAGCGCCGATGCCGAAAGAAAATGATAATACGATCATGCTTTGGGATGAAGGCGAGCCGGTTAGGATTGAGGAAAAGCGACCCTCCAAAAAATCCAAAATCATACACTATCGTTTTGCGGGTGATTATGAGCTTGATCGAACGGAATGCCCGAGCGAGCAATTACCGCTTGTCTTTGTTGATAACAATAGCTATTACAATAAAGTTGGAAAGCAAATCACACGCTCATTCTTTGGTGACTGTCGTGATACGCAAAAATACATTAATTACCTCCGCACGCAATCAGCCTACATTCTGAAAGTAAGCAGGTATGACCAATGGATTGGACCCAAAACCGTTGTGGCAAGTCTTGATACTCGCCGTAATTGGGCTGATCCAACAAATATGCAAGGGTTACTTGCTTACGATAAAGACCCCGACGGCATGAAACCGGAGCAAATTAGACCGCCCGAGTTGTCTCAATCGCTCTTTCAGCAATACGAACTCGCCATTCAAGATCTATATACATCGACGGGATTATATCCCGCGCGCATGGGTAATAATGGTGATGAAGCAAGTGGTGCGGCTATTGATGCGCGTACTCGCCAGGGAAGTTATGCAACATTTGTTTATTTCAACTCGATTAATCGTGCGATTGCAACCGGTGGCGAGATCGTGAATGAGATGATCCCCCGTGTTTACGACACTGAGCGCGTGATGACGCTTATGATGCCGGACAAAGGTATTCAAAATGTGACGATTAATAAAGAAATGGATGAGTACGGCGAATCCGTTGAAAACGATATCCGGAAAGGTACTTACCAAGTCAGATTAAAACCTGGCCCATCGTACGAAGGCCAAAAAGAAATGGCGCTTCAATCGTTACGTGAAGTCATACAAGTTGACCCGACCACATTTAATTTGGTTGCTGATTTGTATGCGGAAAACTTGCCATTGCCTAATACACTTGAGATTAAAAACCGTCTCAAGACCTTGGTTAATCCTGCGATTATTGAAGCGGGCAAAACGGGTGACATGCCGCAACAGCAAGGGCCAACCCCTGAGCAAGAGCAATTGCAGGCGACCATTCAATATCAGCAACAGCAATTAGCTATCAAACAGCAAGAGTTGGCATTAAAAGAAAAAGAATCTCAAGCAGAGATCCAATTAGAGCAAATGAAACTTGAAATCGCAAAACTGGAACTCGCAAGCGCAATGGAAGAAAGCAAGATGCGGTTTATGTCTGAAACGCACCGCACTCAAGCTAATCAGAACATTGCGCATGCGGATAATTTGGTCAAGATTTTAACGTCAAAAGTGTCGTAACCAAGTGAGGGAAGCATGGGTCATATTAGCAGTATTGATGATTTGTTGGCAGGGGTCGGGAATTCACAGCAACCAATGACACCGGAACACAAAGATAAAATCGTGGAGGAAGAGACTGAAAAGGAGCCAGTAGAAACACCAGACTATGACGATGGATCGGAGCAAGAAGAAAGTGAGCCGGTTGAGACGGATGAGCCATCCGATGATCGACCCGAAACGGAGTCAAAATCGGATCATTCGGAAGAAGAGTTTGACGAATATGGGAACGAAAAAGAGCGTATCTCGCCAGGCATGAAAGAGCGCCTTGATCGAAAAGAAAAGCAACACCAACGCGAGATGGAGCAACGTGAGCAAGAAATCCAGACATTGCGCCAACAGTTGGCAAACCAAGGTGCAAGTCGTGAAGTCCAGAAAGCGGCGGCTGATTTCAAGTATGACCCGAATGATGAAGCGTCATGGCAACAGCAATTGACGGATTTTGTGAAGCATACTGTCTCTAATATGCAACGCGAAGAAACCGAAAAAACGAGACAAATACAAGAAGAGTCAGTGCAGCGTGAGTTTCACACGAAATTCACGCAAGGCATGAAACGCTTCGATGATTTTCGTGATGTTGTCTCCCGCCAACCCATTGATGATGCCATGACATTGGCATTACGCGGCATGGCTGACCCGTCGGCGTTTATTTATGCGGCAAGTAAACGTCAACCTGAAGAACTGAAACGTATCTCAGAATTAAAAGACCCATACGCGCGCATGGTTGAAATGGGCAAGCTTGAGGAGAGAATGCGCCGTACGAAATCATCGACCAAAGCGCCGCGCCCGTTGGGTCGCACGCGCGAAGATTCCGTGCAGAAAGTACAGCCGAAACAAAAAGAGAGGACGGGCGATGATTTGTTGGCGAATGCGGATGCCAAACGAATTGCGACTGTCAAAAGTCGTTTAAAAGGTAATCGATAAGGAATCTAAATATGTTAGGTAGAATAGCACAACAACCATTAATGCCATGTGAGGCACCACGTCCTTTGCATTCGGAGGATAAATGGCAGCGTAATGAAATGGAAGATATGAAAAGAGCGATTGAATTATTATATGAGTTCCGCGAAAAGCTTTTTAAGTTACACCCTGTTGCATTCGAAGCAATCGACCAAATGCTACAACGCCCACGCTACTAATCTTAAAACCGATTCGGTTAATAATTTGATCGAATCGGTTAACATTTGACAAATCCCCGAATACAAGACTATGATTTCTCTTGATGCGTAAGGGATTCCGTCACCCACTAGATAGGCGCGTAAATTGTCGTCCGCCGGACAAATGAGATGTAAAAAGGCGCTCGTAAGAGCATTTTTTTCCAATTATTTGTTCAGGGAGAACAATAATGGCGAATCTATTTAGGGAAACTCAATATGTTCTAGATGACGTGTTCGTGCGCTTCTGGAACAGTTTATCTTTTGCACGAACAGCTAATCGCAATCTTGAAGGCGATTTCAAAAATTTAAAATTCGCAACTGGCCAAACCTTAGATTATCGTTTAGAAGAACGCTACTTAGGCGGTGAAGGTGCGAGTGCAACATCCGAAGCCCGCGTGCAGGTCATTAGACCTCTTTCTATTACCAAACAATTCCGCATCATGCTCGAATACACAGGTTTCAACCTGACATTTGATCGTGCGCGTGATGAACCGTATTTAGAAATGGCAAATGCGCCCCGCGCAAAACGCTTAGGTAACTTAGTTGAAAGATTTATTGCATCTGAATTTCAAACCAAGACCTATCAAGCGGTTGGCACACCAGGCGTTCCTGTTGATTTGAACACTATTTTAACAGCGGATGCGTACATGACAGAACTTGCGATCCCTGAAGATGGCAAGCGTTTTGCTGGCGTTAGTCCACGTGTTGCCGCAAATATTTCCGATGACCTTTTCAATGTATTCAATAGCACCGTTAACACCGGCGCATTGATTGACGGGTTTGTCGGGCATTTAAGCGGGTTTGATTTCTTCAAAACAAACTTCCTAACACGTCAAATTGCGGGTGCCGGTCAAGCGGGTGGTAGTCCTCCGGCTGGATTCCTCTTGGCTGGTATCGTAACCAACGGACCTATTGTCGATGGCAATACCATTGAAGTGAATGGTTTGGGTCAAGCGCCTGGTACGGTTGTGTTTAACCTTGGCGATATCATCGAAGTGGATGATGCCAGTGAAGTATTCATGGTTAATCCATTAACCTATGAGCCACTCTCACAACGCGCTCAGTTTGTTGTAACCGCACAGGTTATTTCTGCTGATGGTGACACGGCTATTATTCCGGTGAACCCAACCATTGTAACCGATGGCGCACGTCAAAATATTTCGCAACCCATTCCAAATGGTGCGCAAATGTTATTGAGAGCATCACATAACGTGTCTTTGGCATACCACACACAAGCCATTGTGTTTGCGGCTCCTCCAATCAAGGAATTGCGTGGTGGGGTGGAAGCAGTGACCCGTTACTCTGACCTTTACAAGTTAGCAATGACCTACACACTCGGCGCTGATATCCGAAATTACGAGCAATTAGATCGTATTGACGTAATTTGCGGCGTGGCTATCAATCCTGAGTTTGCAGTTCGTATCTGTTCGTAAGCGTTCAATGATGCCCCCCGAAAGGGGGGTTCACTTTAAGGAAATGAATGATGAAAGGAACACCCGCCGTCTATTTAGGCCGAATTGTAAATAAAGAAAAGTTTTGTGCATTTATCTATGGCGCGAACGGAGAAAAGAAACTCGTTAAATCATGGGATGAGTTTGAATCCTGTATGCAATCCGGACTTTGGTTTGCAACAAAGCAACATGTAGAAGAGATAACGGTCGCGGCTCCTCCTATTGCTACACCAAAGCCTAAACCGAAAGCAAAGCCGAAAATGGAAAAGCCAAACAAGTTAGATGCTATGGTGTTTGAAGTCACCGGAGAATAAACGATGGCTACGACGGTTCGTGATTTTATCTTTCAAATGTATCGCCTGATTTCGGCTTCAAATCCTGTGATTCCATTACACGGGGATGATGAGCAATTGGCGATTAAAGTCATGAATCAGATTTTAACGCGGTATGCGTCAAACGGATTGATGTTACCGATTGCAAAAACCTTTTCGGTTGATATTAATTTAGGGGTGCAAGAGATTTGGTTCACCGCACCGAATTATGTGGGACCAGTCACGACGCAAACGGAAACGGTTACTTTAACCGCCGCATCCAATTCAATTACTGTTGTCGATGGATCGATTTACAGTGTTGGCGATGGTGTTTCGGGTGGTGGTATTCCACTCGGCACAACTATTTCAACTATCGTTGGTAATGTTATTACGATGAGTTTGAATGCAACGATTAATGGTGCATCCGTCTTGACGTTTTCACATGAGATTCCAACACCGAGTATTGCATACATAAAACAAGGAAGGCTCGCTAATTTAGACAGCGCATGGCTCACTCTGAGTGGCGTGACCTATCCGTTAATTGATAAAAGCAGGGACGAATATTTAGCGGCATGGAAATATGAGCCTTTACAAGGCTTGCCGCGCTTTATTATGACATTCCCCGACGTGAATTTGGTGAAAGCGCGTTTATATCCTGCGCCCAGCCAGTTTTTTACATTCAGTTGTCGTGGGAAATTTCAGCAAACCATACTGACCTCAAGTGATACTTTGACTGATTTACCGGAGTATCAAGAGTTATTTTTACTGTATGCGGTTGCGAAATACGTTTGTAAGTTTAAGGGAAGAAGCAACGCATGGACGCAAGATTTAGAGGATGATTATAAAGATCTTAAAGCCGAAATTGAGGCAGCATCTGAAATCAACCTCTCGATTGCAGGTGACGAGCAGTCGTTATTAAATGGTGCATGGCGTACTAGGGCGGGTATCTAATGCGAGAAAGAGCACCCATTTCAGAAATACAACCCGTACCGATTTTTTGTTATTACGACAAACAGCGGTTTACGCAGTTTGGTGCAATGGATTGCGCGAATTGGTACGGCATTTCTGTTGATTCGGGAAAGAAAAAACAAGCGCTCTATCCAACCATGGGTCGTCAGCACATTAATTTTTTGAATGAAAACCGTTTGATCTTTAACGCGGAGCCACGCTTTCAAAAAAAATCGATAAATTTTCTTTATGTTGTGGATGGCACTGTCGTTTACCAATACGACCGATTTTATAACCGTAAAATTCTACCGATGAGTGTCACACTCGGTACGCCAATTTGGTTTGATACGCTGGCTGTGGGTACGATCGTTTATAACATGATGACAGATGGTAATAATATTTTTGTTATCAAAGAAGACGGCACGAATGTAACTGTTGAGACAGTCACAGATCCTAATGCGCCAGGTGGTGCAACGACCGGTGGTAAGCCGCTTTATGTTGTCGCATTTGGAAATCGTTTTGCAGTGAGTGTTGCTGACACGCCGGATTTTTATTTAACGCAAATTGATCTTGCTGGTACTGCAAATACTTACTTTACCATTAATGGTGCTGCACTCAATGCGCGTGCATCAGGCATCATTAGACAATTTGCAGTGTTACATAATCAGCTTTACATGTTTTCTGATTACACGACAGATGTGTGGGCGAACATTAATACGCAAATTACAGTCGGCACTGTCACGACAGAATTTCCGTGGAAATTAAATTCATCTTATAATTTTGATTATGGAATTGCAGATCCTAATTCGTTAGCAATTGGATTTGGTATGATGGTGTGGCTCGCTAAAAATGCAGATGGATTAGTTTCATTTATGATGAGTACGGGTCCCGCACCAGAGGATATCTCATCACAAGCAATTAATGTCTTACTCGAAAACTCTACGCATCCAGATAGCGTTGCGCCGTTTTTATTTACGGAAGTGGATGCCTTTTTATATCAATATGAAAATACGATTTTTTATCGTGCGTCGGCTGGTATATTTGTTGGATTTGGTGATTTAGATATTGGAGACAATGCAAATTGCATTGAATTTAATTTCGAAACAAAAACGTGGGGACGCTGTATTGAATTAAACGGCGAACGAAATCGGATTAAAAAACATGTGTATTTCAATAATACGCATATTGTGAGTGTTGAAAATGATCCTGCGCTTTATCAGATGGCGGGAAACATTTATCACAATGAATTGCGAAATACATTGCAAGCAAATCCACAAGCGCCGGATGCGTTTTTGAAATATCCGATGCGCTATGAGTTAGTGACAAAGCAAATATTTTTAGATGACTATGCGGAATTTGAGGATTTATATGTCGAGATTGATTTTGTCTTTGGGAACAAAACTTTTTATCAAAGTTGCGCTCCTTTTATTAATACTACGTTTATTGTGGACGAATCGAGTACGCCCAGTGCTCCGATTTATATTCTCTCGGAAGATGGTAAATATCTTATTACCGAAGGCTCCAATATTCCGTCGTTTGATGACAACCATTATTGTGATTTGTTTAAGCCTTACCTCGAGCTTTATTATTCTGATGATGGCGGCGAAACTTTCTTCCCCGCAGACTTACGAGAATTCAGCCCCCTTGGAAACTATCGATGGCGAATGCGTTGGTACGAGCTTGGATGTTCAAGGAATCGGTGTTACCGGCTAGTAGCTGTTTCCTCTGCACCGATCGTGGTATTAGGTGCAGTGCGCCAAACGCGCCGTGTCTCGGGAGGGGCTAACTAATGACACTCTTTTTAGACCGAATCGATGCCGTGCCCATTGCGAGCAACAAAGATTTTGACTCGCAGTTTTTACAATGGCTATGGGTATTAGTGGATTCACTCAATGAAAACTTAGCGGATATTCAAAACGCATTTAATTTGTTAACTGCGATGAGTTATACCCAAGCGCAAATTGTTAATATGAATCTAGCAGGTGACTTAGAGAATGGGGTCATCCTGTATGACACCACCAACGATGAATATGTAGGACGACAAGCCGGTGTACTTGTAAAGTTTACAACGGCGGCTTATCCATAAGGAGTGTGGTATGGGCTTATTCGACATGATAGACAGCTTTTTGAATCCCCAGGAAGGGTATGATAAAGCGAAAAATCAATTAGACAAATACTATAAAGAAGGCCAAGGTTACCTTGCGCCCTATAGTGAGTACGGCAAAACGGCTTATGGTGATTTAACAGGCGCTATGCACCGTCTATTAAATCCGGAGGCACTCCAAAATCAATGGATTAAAAGTTACACGGAATCGCCAGCCGCCAAAAATGCGGAAGGTATTGCTCGTCAAGAGGGACTGGATGCGGCAAGCAGTATGGGCTTGTTAGGCTCCAATACCGCTCTGAATGCGCTCCAAGGCGGTACGAGCAAAATCGCAATGGCTGATCGTCAAAATTATTTAGATAATCTCATGCAAAAATATCTAGCGGGCACCGGCATTGCGGGTAATATTTTCAATACGGGTGCGGGAGCGGCAGGCACATTAAGCGGTAATGCCATGACAATGGCACCTAATTTTGCTGAGATGGCTTTCGGTAAAGAGAATGCACCAGGCGACCTTTTTGGTAAATTGCTTGGTACAGGCATCGGCCTATATACTGGTAAATATGGACAGCCTGCAAATAGCGCAGGTAATGCCGGTAGCAGTGCAGCGAGTTGGTTTTTGGGAGGCTAACACATGGCTTTAACTATACCCATGCCGGAATTATCGGGCGATGCCTTACTAAAAGGCATTTCAACCGGTGGCAATTTAATTCATCAAATGATGTTGAATAAATACTACAACACGTTGCATCCCTCCGGCGATGTGGCGAATGCCATGTATGTCGAGCAATTACGTAATCAATTTGGCGAAAATGATCCGCGCTATATCCAAGCAAAGCGTGCTTATGATTTGGCGATACAAGGTAGACAGTCTTTAATCGATTACCGTGATGTTTTAAATCAGTTGGCGGGGATTCGTAACACTACCACTACGGGCAAAGAACTAGCTGAATCACAAGGCAAAGGCGCGCAAGACATATTAGATCGTCGGAATGCAAGCCGAAACCAAGGATCTGCTCGGACCGGTGGTGGTGATAATTCAGGTTATGAATACGATCAAAATGGCAATAATGTCATGGCTAGTCCGCAAGAAGTGAATGATATTTTGGATAAAAGAGCGGCGGCTGGTGGTGCTTCTACGTCGAGCACAACCCCGACAGGCAATCCGCGCACGCCCGCTGAGCGTGAAGTCTATATGCGGAAGATAAACAAAGAAACAGGCGATGCGGACGCGAGAAAAAGAGAGCGTTTTGCAGAAAATATCGATATCACCCGAAAATCGATTGATCCGGAAGATTTAACGCGCTATTCAGGATTGAAAGGCACCGGCAATTATTTGTATGAGGCGGGACAATCTGTTTTAGGAAATCCGTCACAAGAATTTGTTAATCATAATAATGCGGTTAATGCAGCATCGTTATTAGCAAAACAAGTGCGTCAATTTTATGGTGAATCGATTCAAGCGCCTGCTATGAAAAAATTGGAGGCTTTAACCAATCCGTCTACTTGGTATAAAAACCCTAAAATAGCCCAAGCACAATGGGATCAATTTAATAAGATTTTGGATGCGGAAACGGCGACTTACAAAAAATATGGAACCTCGCCGATACAACTAGGCGGACTTGATTTTCAAAATGGCAAGTTTGTTGTTGGTAAAGCCGCGGATCAAGCAACGAATGGAAAGCAGGCCACAAATAGCGGAAATGAAGGCGGTTCGTTTGATTTATCGAAAGTGATACCACAATTAATGAAAATCAATCCAAACTATACGGAAAAAAATATTAAGCAAACAGCGAAAGAAAATAACATGACGGTCGATGATGTGGTTAATCGGTTATTCATGAAAAATGCGAAGAAAGGGGCTAAAAAATGAATCTATTGGAAGACGACTCCCCAGGCATTAATCTCTTAGCTGACAATGCGCCGGAGGCAACACCGGCACCTGGAAATCGCTCGTTTTATGATTTATCGAAAGCCGATCAAATGAAGGCTCTGGATTTAGCACGCCAACAAATTTCCGAGCAATACCCGAATATGCCAAATTGGTTGCGTGATTTGATGCTGACCATCACGCCAAAAGATCAAAGCCCCCGATTAGCGCGTGTGGCGCAGGAATTACAAGGCGGCACGAATTTTATTCCATCCGCTGTAGGGGGTTTATTGCAAGGTGCATCTCTTCCTATGCGTGGTATTGCATCCTTCATCCCTGGAAAAGTCGCTGAGGATTTTGTTAACGCGCCGAATTATGAGGGTATGTTCCCAGCACCCATGACAGGAAGTGACAAAGCAATTCAAAATTTAAGCGAATTTACCGGTTCTTTAGGCGGATTAGGTAAATTATTTTCTGGCTTAAAGTATGCAACACAAGCAGCAAAAGTGCCGAAAGTATTACAGAATGCGCTTGCTTTAACGGGAACCGGTGCAATTGCAACACCTGGCGATGTTAGAGACAAAATATTAGGTGCGACGGGTTCGTTGGCACTCGGTGGTGCGGGTAAACTCGCTGGCATGACTGCTTCAAAAATCGCTGAAAAGGTACCTGCTTTTTTACGCGGATTGACGAACGATTCAACGCTTGAAAGTCTCGCTCAAGCCGTGCAAAAACCCCATGACATTATGAGTAATACAGCGAGTAAATTATATGACTTCGTGAAAAAGAGTATTAATCAACGTAATTTATCGATACCGGTGAAACAACAATATTTAGATGATGCAAGAGCGATGTTACCCAATACGCGGGCGAGCGAACAATTAATTAATAAAGCGTCGAATGGCGATTATAGCGGTGTACATGATTTGCAGAGCCAGCTTTATAAGAAGGGGACGAAAGCGTTAACCTCAGATGATGTTGCAATTAATAATCAAGGTGAGGAAATATTAGATTTAAGGAATAAAATTAATGATGACCTGCGCAGTCATTTAATTCAGAATGGACATGCGGATATTGCACATGTATTGGATCAAGCGCGAGATGTACATAAGAATTTAATGCAAACATATTTTAATCCGAATTTACCGAAAAGCATTGGGAAATTGGTACACAGTGATACACGATTAATACCGGAAAATTTGGCGACTGTGTTTGACCAAAATTCAGTGCCAATGAAACGATTTTTGCAAAAACATCCGGACGTTTCAAAAGAAGCAAGAGGCGTCCAAGAAAAAGAAGCTGCAAAAAAAGCATTAGGTAAAATTTTTAGTGGAACAGCAAAAATTGGCGGTACAGCTTATGTAGGAAAATCGCTTTTTGATTTACTGAAATAAATCAGGCGGGATATCCCGATAGGCTGTTGTAGAGTGATCTTGGTTTGCTTTTTTCATGGATTCTTTGGCAGAGTCAGCGGCATCATCTGCGATCCATTGAATCAAACCAATTAACATACAGATAACAAAAATAATGTGTAACATGGTGATACCTCAAAAGTTGATATATTAATAATTGAAAGATCAAAAAGCAAGCATTAATTGACAAGGAGTCTAAGAATGCCGCTAGTTAAAGGTCAAAAAGCAAAAACACGGTCTGGGTTTTCTGAGAATATTCGGCGTGAAGTGGCAGCCGGCAAGCCTCAAAAGCAAGCTGTTGCGATTGCCTATTCACAGGCTCGACAAGGAAAAAAAAGACCTAAAAAATAATTGATAAGGATATCAAGATGGCATTAGGAATTAGAGGGCCAAACCCAATTTGGTCTGAAGTTGATTTGCAGGGAAAACTATTTGATGACACATTTTGGTTGTTTGTGTTAGAAAATGAAATCCCTTATGTCCCTGCGACCGTATTTCATGATCCGGACTTGAATGTGCCCTGGTCGAACCCCATACAATTTCTAGGCAATGGTACTTTACCCGTTGATATCTATTTTGAAGCTGACAAGGTTTATCGGCTTGAATTTCGCCAAGGGCCGACACAACAAGATCCACTCATTTATGAAGTTGATAATTATGTCGCAGGTACGGGCGGTTCAACGCCGGTTGATACGATTGCGTTTGCATCGAGTAATGAAGTCACTAATCCCCAATTTGCATTGTTTAGTTTACAAAATCCATCGAGCTTTAACACAACTGATCCTGACCCGATCGATATTGGTGCGGGATGGCAATTATTACTGTCTGGAACAGGCACTTGTACGATTAACCAAGTGCCTTTGAATAGTAGCAATATAAATCCGTCGAATGCGCCTTATGCACTACGCTTAACGATGAATGGCTGGACGGATGTTAAGTTACGTCAGCGCTTCGAACAAAATGGAATGCTGTGGGCTAATAAAATTGTATCAACAGCATTGACTGCATTTATCACAGGCGCGCCCCAATCAGTATCAGCTACTCTAGTTGATTCAAATAGCTCAGTCTTAGCAACAGTATTGCCTGTGACGTCTATCAATGAAGCATGGAATGAATATACAGGCCATGCGCAATTGCCAGCGACAACAAATCCGAATACACCACCGGCGGCTTATATCGACTATTTGCTACATATACCGAGCAATATCGATGTTTACTTAACAAGCATTCAATTGGTAGTCCAAGACTTACCAGTTGAGCCGTCCTTTGAACAAGACTCAATTAATCGTCAAATCGACCATAGCTATAATGCGGCTTATCCCATTGTGCCTGTCGGCGCCATTATTGATTTTGGCGGCGTGGCGGTGCCAGAGCATTATTACTTATGCGATGGCACAGCCGTTAACCGTGCCAGAAATTATTTGTTGTTTCAGGCATTAACAACGACTGACACAGTAACTTTGACGAATGGCGTTAATACATTTTTATCAAATAATTTTGCGAATTATCATATTGGCATGGCGTTGGAAGGCACAGGCATTCCAGCGGCGACGACTATTACTAACATTGTTGGCACAACGATTACGATGTCAGCGAATGCAACAGATACTGGCCCCTCTGCTGTCACCTTTTTTATGTGGGGTGATGGCGACGGGTCAACGACATTTAATTTACCTGACTTACGCGGTTATGCGACAGCGGGCGCGAATGGTACTGTATTGGGTGCGGGTGTTGTAAACGGCGTAGGTTTGAAGGGCGGTAGCTCAACACATACGTTATCGCTTGCTGAAATGCCAGTGCATAGTCATGGACCGCTTGCGGGTGGGCTTGGATTTAGAGTGCAAGTGGCGACAGGTGGTACAGTGGATGGCACCAGTGGAACGGTCAATCGTTATGACGCTGGGACAGGTAATGCTGGCAGTGGCGCGGCACATAGTATTGTGCAGCCAACCGCAATGGTTAAAAAATGTATTCGATATCAATAAGGATGATGATATGGCTATTAAATATAATGCGAATTACCTTGAAACAATGCCTTTTAGCGATGTGTGCGTGCAGTTTAATTTAGCCTCCGCCGTTGCACAAACGTATACGGTGCCAGGGTCTGATACAACCTTTTATCAAGCGTATTTTGAATATGCGTCAAATGCAAATGTCTTTGTTTGCAATAATGGAACGGCCGCGGCTCCCGTTGGCGGGACGAAGACGACAACGCAATATAGTGAGTTTAAACCAAAAAAACGCTATGTGCGTGGTGGCGACGTGTTGTCATTAGTGACACCTGATACAAACGCATACGTTGGCGTTTCATTGCGGGAGATTCAAGGAAGTTAAACTATTCACAAAAGGACATTGTGATGGTAGACACTATTAAGTTTAGCCAAATGACGAATGCTGGCGATATCAACAATAATGATATTATGCCGAGCCTACGTAGCGCCGAAAATGTGATTTTAAATAATCCGTGGACTTTTTTGCCACCAGGCACCACGGCACAAAGACCTACGCCATCTAGCACGGTTAATTATCGTTTACGTTTTAATACAGACAATCAACTTTATGAGTATTACGATGCGGTATTAGGTGCCTGGACGCAATTACAAGAAAGCGCTTTTACTGTGGGTCCTTTTGTTACCTATACAGCGGATCCGTCTATCCCAGATGCCCAAAATCTCGGTCTTTTATCAAATGGAATTTTAAAACAAACAATTTCATTAGGGGTAGCAACCCTTGATATTGCAGCGCCTGGCACTGATTATTGGGCGCCAGGGGATGCGCTCACACGTACACAAGTGCCGCTTGTGGGCGACGATGTTACTAATAAAACCTATGTGGATTCCATGGTAGGTGGCGCCGTTACCTCCGTCGAAGGAACCGCTAATCAAGTATTGGTAAATGGTACATCCGGCAGCCCACAAACAGGCGCCCTTGTTTTAACACTACCCCAAGATATTGGCACGACGAGTGATGTTTTATTTAAAACACTTAACGCAAGTGACTCTGTTGCTGCGGGTTTGGTTGCAGGCAATGCCAGTAATTATCTTATTTCTTACTCTCCAACTGCATCATTAGGGTTATTAAGGCTTTCCTGCGCTGATAATGCAGGAAACTTTATCGGCACCATTACAAACTTATCGTTGAGCGCATCGAGAACATGGTCATGGCCGGATGCGACCGGCACAATTTCTTTAACCAGTGATTTGACAGCCTACCTGCCATTAGCAGGCGGCACAATGAGCGGTGATATTAATTTGAATAACGCGCAACGTGTAACGGATGCGCTTGACCCTGTACAGCCGCAAGATTATGCAACCAAGCGTTATGTAGACCAAAACGCATTAAATGGAACCTCTGTTTATGCGGCATCGGCTGGCAGTCTTGGCACTGTTACTCAAGCAGGTGCTGGTATTGGTGCGACATTAACAAATGCAGGCACACAAGCGACATTTGCGCTAGATGGTGTTAACCCGCCTGTCGGTACCAATGTATTAATTAAAGATACTGCGACAGGCATGACGTCTGCAAATGAAGGAATTTATACAGTAACAGATGCGGGTTCGGGCGCTACAGACTGGGTATTAACGCGTGCAACCACATACGATACACCATCGGAAATTAATAATACTGGATTAATCTTAATTCAAAATGGTTCCACGTTAGCGGGAACCGCTTGGTATAATACAACGACTATTGCAACAGTTGATACCACAGCATTTAATTACCTTCAGTTTGGCAATATTATTTTGCCTCTGTCATTAGCAAATGGCGGCACGAACGCATCATTAACAGCTTCAAATGGCGGTATTTTTTATAGCACAGCAACGGCGGGTGCGATCTTAGCAGGTACCAATGCTGCGGGTCGAATGCTTCAGTCCGGCAATTTAACCACACCAAGTTGGTCAACAACCACTTATCCCGCAACGAATGCTATTAATACGATTATGTATGCTTCTAGTGCGAACGTATTAGGTGTAATAACACCTGTTAATAGTGCGGTTTTGATTTCAAGCTCTGGAGGCGTGCCAAGTTTTAGCACAACTTTACCATCTGGCTTAACCATACCATCACCCATTATTAATCAAATAAATGATGCTAATGGAAATGAAATGTTAGTTTTTACAGCCGCAGCAAGCGCTGTAAATTACATAGAAATACTTAATTCATCAACAGGAAATCCGGTTCGAATTAAGGCTTCCGGAGATGATGCGTCTATACAGATTGGATTTTATCCGAAAGGCGGTCAGATAATATATTCAGATTATACTGGCACAAATTCTGCTAAAACATATTGGTATAATGCAGCTACTACACATTATACGTCATTAACAGTAGCTAGTGCACAGGCTGCAAATTTAGAATTAACATTACCGGGTGCGGATGGATCTGCAGGTACAGCATTAGTTACAAATGGATCTGGCGTTTTATCATTTAGTGCTAGCAAACCTATAACTCGCGTTATTAAGCAATTATTTACTGGTAATGGAACTTATACCCCAACATCAGGTATGACTTATTGTATTATCGAAGCCGTTGGTGGAGGTGGTGCAGGTGGTGGCGCAACTAGCTCTGCTGGTCAATCAGGCGGTGGTGGTGGTGGTGGATCGGGTGGTTATGCACGTTTAATTGCAACTGCAGCAACCATTGGTGCATCTCAAACTGTCACAATTGGTGCTGGCGGTACGGCAGGAACCGCTGGCAACAATCCCGGTAACAATGGTGGCGACACTAGTGTTGGAACACTTTGTATTGGTAAAGGTGGCACAGGTGGTAATGGCACAGCAGGCGGTAACGGTGCCGCTGGTGGTGCTGGTGGTGTAGCTGGAACAGGGGATATTACTTTTCAAGGTCAATTTGGATGGGATGGTCAAGGCGGCACCATTATCACTTATCCCGCTGTTGGGGGACATGGTGGTAATTCAATGTTTGGTACAGGTGGTCGCGGCGTTTCGGCGGTCGCTAATGTGACCGGACAAGCTGCTGTTATATATGGTGGTGGCGGTGGTGGTGGTATTTCATTAAATGCCGCTGGTGCTGTTCAAGGTGGTGTTGGTACCGCTGGTGTAGTGTTCATTACAGAATTCGTTAGTGCTTAATAATGAGTTATTGTAATATTTTTAAGATACAAACATAAGCGTGTATCTTGTAATTAAGGTTTAGCTATGAAGTTTAACCTGTCTTTACCTTAACCATGAGAATGTTTACACTTTAATAGGAATTTTTAAAACAACATGGAGAAGTAGAATGTCGGACGTAAAAGAAGTAAGTATATTAGAACAATACAAGCAACAACACGCTATGTTTTGCGCCCAACGGGATCAAGTTCAAAATAACTATCAGCAATTACTTGGTGCGATTTATGCGTGTGAAACCATGATAAAGCAGTACGAAGAAAACCTTAAAAAAGCTGTAGAAAATGCTGCACGTGATCTTAATAAAGGAGTTATTAAAGATGGCGAAGCTAAATGCGAAACAGAGGAACAAGCTGCCTAAAAGCGATTTTGGGTTGCCAGGTTCTGAAAAATATCCGATGCCAGATAAAGCACATGCTGCGAATGCAAAGGCACGTGCTAGCCAAATGGTAAACAAAGGTAAATTGTCTCCTTCTTCAAAAGCCAAAATAGATGCGAAGGCCAATCGTGTACTTGACAACGGTCATCGTGGGTCGGAAGGATAATGAATTTTAATCAAATGGACTTGTCTATATGGGTATATTAAGTATTACGAGAGATTGGGGAAGTGATCCTGCCATTGTACGCATACAGACAAGCGATTCATTAGCGACTGTTGCTACAACGGGTTATTTGGCGGATCAAGCCGCAACTATTAGCGCCATAAATAATGGCACATTTCAGTGGGTAAATAGCGATACCGTCTTAGTTGTCGCAAGTGACGGCTGGGGTTTATTCACAATATCAACGGATCAATTATCATTAAATCCTTTCTCCTCTGGCGGTGGCAGCACTGTATTTTCAGGTATTGGTCCTGATTTAGGTGGTCAAGGCGCAGGCCCACTCTCTTTCGCGGTGCCAGGGTTGCTTGCTTTTAATCCGATTGTTGTCAGTATTTTTAGTAGTTCTAATCCTGTATATGTTATTCAGTGCCGCTGCACACAAGATGGCGTCGCGGAAGTTACACTTAACGCAGATCCAGGGCTGAATCTTACGTTAAATTATATAGCGACTAATACATAATTAAGAGGAAGCAAGGGATGAACTTAATTTCAAATTGCATTATCTCACTTGTTATCAAAACTCTTGAAGATCAATTTGCAAAAAATGAACCTCAGTTAAAACAAGTATTTTTACTTGAAGTTTTAACTATCACTAAAGAAATTATTGAATGGCTTGAGTCTAAAGTGGAGACTAAACAATCATGAAAAATAAACAAGCTAAAAAGATTCCAGAAAAAAATATTAAGAACATGAATTCCAAAGAACCGAAAATGGAAAAGAAAAAAATGCCAATGAAAAAAGCGCGTAAATAATTAAGGAGCGAAATCATGGCTTATGATGATGCGTCAAAAAAAAATATTGAAGTACGTGAAGGAAAAGAAAATTATGCGGGTCATGATGAATTGATTGATCGCGCAGGGGCATGCGGAAAATATGGCGTTCGCACTGATGCAGCCGCCGAAGGCGTTGGCTACTTAGGGATGGATGATTTAGACCGTATCCGACGCAAACGATTAAATAAACAAACTTAATAACTTAAGGAGATAAGGGAATGTCTATTACAGCGATAGGACGTTATTTTGTAGGTGACCCAAACATTGTTGCGATTGTGACGGACGATGATTTGGCAGCGATTACGACGGCAGGTTATTTCACAACTGATCCAATCAAATCACAAGTTGAATTATTAAATAATGGGGAATGGCAATGGCAAGATACCGATATGGTATTGATTTCTTATGCGCCTGATTTCCTTGTTAACTGGTTTAAATACGATGCTGCAAATGGAACTTTTGTAGCAAATCCCGCAGCGGGTGGTTTAAGTAATACATTGTTAGATGGCCGTATCTTTGTAGGTAATGGCGCTAATATCGCAACCGGCGTTGTAATGTCTGGTGATACCACCATCACCAATGCAGGTGTTGTCGCAATCGGCGCAAACAAAGTATTGTCCTCAATGGTATCTCCGTTGTTATTAAAATATATTGCAGTGCCAGTTTCTGCTGCTGAATTTAACGGTATGTATGACACTCCTAAACAGCTTATTGCTGCTGCGGGTGCTGATACACAAATTATCGTTGAACAAATGGCGTTGGCTATGACATTCGGTGCTGCGCAATATGCGGCGGGCGGTGTCGTTGCAGCTCAATACGATTCAACAGTTCACGGTGCGGGTGTATTAGCAACAGCGACTGAAGCCGCGGCTGACTTTACCGGTGCTGCTGCAAGCACGACATTCAGACAGAATGCGAGTGTTGCTGTTGCGCCATTTGCTACGACCGTTAACAAAGGTATTTATCTTTCTAACCAAACCGCAGCATTTACAACAGGCGATAGTGATTTTGTCGCGCATGTTTGGTATCGCGTTATACCAACAGTCTAACGTGTATAAGGCCCTTCGGGGCCTTGTCTTTTTACAGGATGTAAAATGACAGATAATGAATTAAAGGCATGGATAAAAAAATGTGAAGCGTTACGACTTCGCATGTATGTTGATACAACCGGAAACCCTACTATCGGTTGGGGTCGCAATCTCACTAACGGCATAAGCGTCGATGAAGCAGACCTTATGTTTCAAAATGATTACAGCAAAGCAATTTCTGAATTAACGCATTTTAAATGGTATAGCATGCAACCATTAGGCGTTAAAGCCGCTCTTATTAACATGGCTTTTAATTTGGGCATTGAAAAATTGCTTGGCTTTAAAAAAATGATCGATGCGTTAACTTTTAAAAATTATTCATTAGCCGCTATCGAAGCATTAGATAGTCTTTGGGCAAAACAAGTTGGAGAACGTGCAAAAGATGTTGCCATGTTGATTAGGGAGGGTAAATGAAAACATTATCGAAACTTTTTTGTCGTTATCTAAATTGGCATTCGTATGCGGTGAGTTGGTGTAATCAACTAGAATGTCATCATTGCAGTGCTTGTGGTCATAAAGAATTTATTTATGATGAAGCTGCGTGAACGTGTTGACCACATAAATACAGTTAATTGGTTCAAGCATCATTTCCCAGAGCTTGAAGATGATTTTCATCATTTTGCGAATGAACGGCGTTGCTCTCCTCAAGAGGGGCGAATGCTGAAACGCATGGGCGTAAAAAAAGGCGTGCCCGACTTCTTTCTAGCCTTCCCACAAAACGGCAAATGTGGGCTTTGGATTGAGCTTAAATCAGGAAATAACAAACCGAGCAAAGAACAGGAAGCGTTTCTCGATCGAAAAACACAGCGCGGGTATGAATGTGCATGTGTTTGGGGGACGGAGGCGGCGCGGGAAGTCATCAATATTTATCTTAAGGAATACGTTCTACATAGAACAGAATTGAATAGCCTTTAAGAAAACATAAGCAATTTGTGGCACTATAGCATTACCTAAGCTTTTAATTCTGTCCATCCGATTGGGTAACCCATCATTGATTCGCATAAATCCGGCATTAGCTTGGATGAATTCATAAGCTGACATATTCTGCCAAGGCTTAGGCTTGAGTTTTTCCCATTCTGATTGTAACGCCGCCATGTTCCCGTTTTTGTTTTCTTGTAAATATCGTTTTTTCCAATCACTTGACCGCACGTCGCATCGCTCGCAAGTACGGTTGGCAATAATCCATAACCTGTCACGTCGGTGCGGAGCGTTCGCGGCACAAGCTGGAATAATAAATGATTGTGTTTCGTAATTTTCTCTTTCCAAATCAGAGAGGATGTTATCGAGTTCCATTGCCACAACTCCAACAACATTTTCCGCAACAACCCAATTGGGCTTACAACTTCGGATAAGTCTAAGCATTTCTGGCCAAAGATATCTGTCATCATTAATTCCTTTTTTTTTACCTGCAACGCTAAATGGTTGGCATGGAAAACCGCCAGTTATAATGTCAACAGCTTGATGAAAATGAAAATTTTTAATGTCATTATGAATAGGTATGTTAGGAAAATTCTTTTGTAATACCTTTTGACAGAAAGAATCTTTTTCGACAAATTGGATTGTTTCGATACCAGCCCATCGTGCAGCCAAAGAAAACCCGCCGATTCCTGAAAATAAATCCAACATTCTCATTTACTTTTTCCATATAGACATTATATTGCTTATTCTAATAGAAACAGCGGATAGATAATACAATGACCGTAATTGCTTTTGATACATTGGCTTATGCTAATAAATTGAAGGATGGCGGCATGGAAGCAAAACTCGCAGACATTCAGGCAGAAGAAACTGCAAAAATATTGACGGATCTCGCAATAAATCAACTCGCAACGAAACAGGATTTACATGTTTTGAAAACGGATATTATTAATTTAAAAAGCGATTTGTTGCGTGAGATTCACAATAATATGTGGAAAATTGTTGGCTTGCTTGCAGGTTTGCAAGGGTTGTTTCATTTTATAAGATAGTTTATGGCTGACGATACCGAAACGCACAGCGAATCTATTGCTTGCGATAGATTGTAGGGAAAATAGGCCGCCAGTTTATGGAGCAAAAGAGCATTGACCTAAGAGGCGTTGTGCGCGTCCTAATATGGTAGCTCGTCACAACGCGCCCAATATGGTAGTTGGAGCCTAATAGACCAACAGTGACTTGCTCCACCAATTATACTAACTTTATTACATGATATTTTTGTAACAAAGTTGATACAAGTTTATGGCAATCGCGGCGTTGACAGCGAAACGCGAATAGTCATTAAGGAAACTTTCAGCCTTAGTGATATTTTTGGATAAATCGTGATGAAAGTAGGACTTGCGCATACCCCCTAGAGCGATTGCGCTCAACTGCTTAAAACGATCCCTAGCCGGTGCAAATCCGGCCGATTGCCTTTTTATTCAAAGGAAAACCGATGTTAAAAAAAAGTTTACTAGTAATGATAGCATTACTTCCCGCTATCTCTCATGCTATACCAACCGCGAAAGCTGTTGCAAATACACAAGGCGTCACCACTCAAATACTAGCGCCAACTGAAATTTATGGTGGTTATGGAATTAACTTAACAAACGACACAAAAAAATCACAACTATTTTATTGGACACTGACTTTGTGTCCGTTAACACAGCCAGAGCATTGCCAAGTTTTTCAAGATCATACTGCGCTCTATCCGGGGCAAAAATGGAGTAAAGCTTATACCTTGCATTCAACAATTGTGTTTCGTGCCATTGGTAGCAAACCAATAAATGTCAAAACGGAAATTACAGGCGCTGCTTATTCAATAGCAGAATCAACGCAATATGTGGACGTACATTACTAATGACAAAGAAAACCCGCTTGATTCCGTTTGATTTACAAAAAGCATTGAATGGCGCAAAAGTAGTTACAGGACATGGTGAAACATTGATAGAATTGCATTATTTTGAAAAAAGAACTCATTCAAAATTAGTTGGCGTTTTCAAGTCAGAAAGATCAGCTATATATGCTTTCGAAGACGATGGTAAACACTTTCATACAGAATATAATTTATATATTGAAGAAGAACTCGAAGAAAAAACTTTCTATGTGAATGTTTACAAAGAAGGGCATGGATTTAATACGCATGATACTCTGCCTGCTGCGCAAAGGGGCGCTGATAGAAATTTAGGATCGTTAGGCATTTTAAAAGTCACTTACACCGATGAGGATTTGATTAAATGATAGCTCCGTGCACACAAAACACAGACCGCGAATGCAGGCCGGAAGATTGTTGTTTGAAAAAACCAAAATGCGAAATATGTGATGACCAAGGCTCGTATTATGTCCACGGTATCATAGAGGTTCCAATTAAATTTGAATGTGAGTGCAATGCGAAGGAAAAATCATGATACTCGAACAATTAGCAAGAATATGTCATGAAATAAGAATGTGTGAGTTTCAGTTTAATATACCTCCTTATGTTAATGACCATAATGAATTAAAGGCATCTGCAATAGAACATAAAACTCAACGTGAAAATAATATTGCTGTCAATTTGTATAATATTGTAAAAAAATATGCTTTGGAGCAGAAAAATGAAATTTAGTTGGCGAATCGGGCGCAGTTTAAAGCGCCCCGAATCTCATTAGCCTAAACTGTCCGCGGACAGGTTTGCCGTCCTTTGCTTTCGCATTGTCTTTATACTTTATCATCACAATCCACTTTATAAAATTCTTTTCCCTCTGAATTTTTGAATTTTTCTATTTCAATTTGCCAACGGCCATTGGGAATTAATTTTACATAACGATATTCTTTTTTTTGGATTCGTTCTAAATCATTTTCAGATAGAGAACATCGGAGTTGATATATTTTTTTCATTTCTATTTTAGAATGATTAAGATACTCATAGTACGCATATAGTTCGACACGGAAATTTTTAAATCGTCGGCCAAATTTATTCTGAATGACTTCATTATTAAAAACTTGGAATTTTATGATTTCTCCCCATTTATCATTAATATAGTTAAAATTGGATCTATCTAAGAATAAATAACGTCTTTGATCCTGCGTTAGTCTAGGTGCATCATTCACGAATGATTTCATTTTATTATTATCATCTACTAAAATTTTTGTCGGTGTTTCGAGAACATAAATATCTTTGTTTGTTCCATAATTTTTAACATAACGACGATACTGCGCTGCTGTTCCTAATCGGTATTCATCTTTGATTAACTGAAATGAATCATTTTCTTGGACAAGATATTCAAAGGTTATTTTGTTTCTTATGTTACACATTTCGTGGAATGGATAGATGACGTCTAATTCTCGTAATTTTTCTCCTTTGATATGGTCAAAATATTTTTTAACTATTTTTAGTTGACCATTTTTCGTTTCAATACATTCAATTTTTCTAGGTGAATAAAGTTGTTCTGATTCAATAACGTTTTTTAAAAACCGAATATTTTGCAAATTATTAGGTGCTTCATGAGGGTGCATGAAATGTAATTTTGCAATCGTATGATAAAAAAATCTTACTGATTTTTCTGTGCTTAACAAAAAGCTTTCTTTTACATCTAATGCAGGATTATCAATTTCATAAATAATTTCAAATCGTGGAAACCCATTCATGACGGATAATGAATAACTGGTGCCTTTTACATTGAAAAAAACATTATCTCTATTTGATGCGCTTTCTTTTAAGTGTCGATTCGGATCAAGCAATTCGATCTTACATTCCCGACAATATCGCGCAACGATATCATTTTTTGCAGAACATCCGTGACAATCTTTCCACTCGAACCAATGGTCACAACGCTTGTCATTTGATATACCAATACAACGTCGTGCGTCGAGTGTATTTAAAGTATTGCAATCAAAACATTCAATACAATAATCAGGATCATTCGTTTTTGGTTGAATGGCTTTATTGATAATCGGGTTATCAATATCGCCGTGGCGCTCAAGATTGCCAGCATAATCCAAAATGAGGCAGTCTGTTTTTCCATCGGCAAGGCGCAATCCACGCCCCAAGCATTGCATATATAAAACAAGGGATTCAGTAGGCCGCACAAAAACAACAGTATCAAAAGACGGAACATCGACGCCCGTACATAACACATTTACATTCACCAAATATTTAAGAATGCCCGCTTTTGCTTTTTCAATATATTCTTCGCGTAATTTATCCGGCGTGTCACCAATAATAATTGCTGTTTCATCGGGCGGTAACCATTCAGCACACTCATAACAATGTTTAATGCTCGATGCAAAGATAAAAGCGCCTTTGCGTTGTTTCACAATTTCCACGATTTCTGTCATGATTTTTCCAGTTAATCGTGGTGTTTTATGAATGGCTTCATCGAGTTCGGATGTATTGAATTTCCCCATTGCATTCAATTTGATTTGGTTAAAATCATACTGCAATGATTTATCATGATAACCCCATATAGGCGGCGTTAAATAGCTTTCAGAGATCAACCATTCGGCGGTGACGGCACAAACTTCTTCTTTGAAAAAAAGATCCTCTCCGACAATCGTGTGACCTTTGCCACGATAGGGTGTGCCTGTTAATCCAACAAAACGGAGTTTATGTTTTAGCTTCACTGCAAGATTTGTATAATGATTGAAGATACGCATATACATCGTGCTTTTATCATTAAAGTTAATATTGTGACATTCATCGACTATAATCAAATTAAAGGGAATGCGTGACAATTTCATGTTGACGCGAATGCTTCCAAAAACAGACATAGGCGATGCAAAAATAATTGGCTCTGAGGTATCACGACGATTAAGAGCGGCGCAATAAACGCCAGCATGACCGCCTTGTGCAATATAAGTCTCTGCATTTTGACGGATGAGCGTACTGTTCATTGTGAGACAAAGAGCGCGCCATCCTGCTTGCTCTATAAGCCTTAACAGCTCTGCAATGATAAGTGATTTGCCCGCGCCAACGCTCGCGTTTACCAATAATGGATAATCGGTTTCTTTTAACCTTACCCGTAGTTTGTCTAAGACTTCCTGTTGATAGGGTCTAAGTGTTTTCACCTTTCATCCTCATTACATCCGTTTTTTACCCATTCCACGGCACGCTGGTGACCTTCTTCGGCTTCTTGCCACGTGGTATATCTATCCATGTAAATATCTTTGCCGTCTTTATCAAAAACCATTGTTTCAAAAACTAGAGGAGGGCCACCAAAATAATTATGATCTAGGCCAAGCCAAACTGTAGAAATGCGATTATCATTAATTTCACTCTTCGCAACGCTTTCAATTTTTTCAAATTGTCCCGCCCATTCCATAAGACTGCATGGTCTATAAGTATGATCTGGATTTAATAAATACGTATCTGACATTTTTTTCCTTATATCACGTAAGTTTTCATGGCATCGGTGGTAATGGTTTATTTTCATAAACGACGGCTTGAATAGCCTTCATCCACCAATCACGATCTTTTTTTTCTGCTTGGTGCATGATTATATGCGTACCTATTCCTAATAAAGTTAATGCACGATAATTTGTATCAATTAACTCTTGCACGTTTATTTCTTTAGTCATTGTTTTTCCTTGGTTTGGGCTAAAAGTATCATAAATAAATAAGTCCATTTCGACCAACCACACCAGCCTACAAGGTAAGTAGTTCCAATTACTAATACGCAGTAATAAATATATTTCATCGGAAATTCACCGGTCGCATTTCACCTAAGTTACGCTTAATTCCGTCCAAAACTTTTTGCCACGCATCGACAGTAATGTGCATGATTTGTGTTGCGCTTACTTCGTGATGACCAGTTTGCAGATATTTATCGATTCCTTTGATAGATGCGCTAATCATGTTATATAAAGCAATTTCCATGAAGTCATGAATACCACCGCGTTTGGCATGATCGAATTTTTCGATAAATTCTTTAAGGAATTGATGCGCATTTATTATTTCTTCTTGGGCTGTGATTTGGGTTGAGCCGTTTGCTTTGCTTAATTCATTCATCGGTTTTACCTTCTAAAATAATCTTTAATATTTCTCTACATCTTTTGATAGCAAGCATATATGACATACTCATATCACTGTTTTTTTCAGGGTCTTCCTTTAGAACGGCAACGGCTGCCTTCATGTCAAAATCAGTTAGTGAATTAAACATTTCTAAAATAGTTTTTTTATATTCAATTATGTTGATTGCCATAATATTCTTCAATTTCCTCACGCACCGATAATCGAATAAGTTTGATTTTTCTACCACTTTCTTTTGCAATCTCTTTTGCAAGTGGTTTGAGTGATTCCATGCGTGCTTTGTCAGCGCATACAAAAGGCATGAAAACTATGTCACCCATTAGTTGGACTGTTTGACCAATAATTCCTTCGCCTTTTTCATCGACGGAAACGAAGGCATAAACTTCATCAATGCGTTTTAATTGATTGGGATGGTTTAAATAAACTTTACTCATTTGGTAATTCCAATAAATTATTTTCTAAAAGATAAACAAGCATTTTTGCGCGGGCATTGGCTTCTGTTATCTCTTCCTCATAAAATTCATTTCCATATCTAACTAGCCAATGACAAATTCTATTAGCTGGTTCGCAATGTAAAAATATAGGTTTATGTTTTTTGATACACCATATACTTATGGGAAGCATTTCGCCAAGTTCCGCTGTGGTATAGGCAGCATAGTTATAAGCGCCAATTCCTTCACTATCTGGCTCAAAACTTTCTCTAAGTTTAATAAAATCAAAACCGGTTTTAATAATCGAAATCCAAATAAATAAACTATTTTGTTTTACCCCAAGCTCTTTTAATCGCTTGGATAATTCTAACGAACAAACTTGGTTTTCTAGGTTCACGTTTTAAGCACCCCTTATTTTGGCAAACAACACAATCAAAATAAATTTCATCTTGATTTTCATCGTACTCAATCCTTAATTTCGTTCTTATTTCGCAAAAGCTCATGCAAAACGGACAAATTATTTCAAGCACTTTCATTTGTGACAAACCTTATTAAATTTACACATCTTGCATTGATACCAAAGTGGTGAGCCATTTATCTTTGGAGGTGCCACTTGCGCATTTGAAATCATCAACGCTTTTTGTTGAAGCTTTTCATAATATGGCGCATCAAATATAACTAATTCGTCGCACAAGTCGCTTGTATCTTTGTTTAATACTAAGATATGTGCTTGATGAATGCCGCTCATTCCCATATACGATTGTAATTGCGCATAATACTGTGGATTCCACGTTCGTAAACCTTTTTTTACGAAAATAAGATAACTTGCATCTTTGGCGGTTTTTATTTCGATGATGGCAAACGGTTTGCCGTTTTTCATCCAGATTGAATCAACATGGCCTTTGAAGTAGGGCATATCTTTTGCTTCAAATTGGTTTTGTGGCTGTTCGATTTCAATGCCTGCTTCCTGCAACCAATTTAAAATTGTCCCTTCCAAGACGCGCCCAATTATCCACGTGCGGCGTATTTTGGTTGGCACCTCTGTTGCTTGTACGCCTTTAAATTCATACCAGATCTGTCTTAAGCAATCCGATCCAATTAATGACGCTCCAATGTAGTCGCGGGTTTGTCTATCATCCCGCGACTGGATTTTTTCTATTTTTTTACTTAACAGATTTTTACTCATGATTTACTCATTTTAGAATGGGACGTCATCGAAATTTTCTACCGTTTGATTGCTTGCCATGTTTTTAATAGAAGATTTCGCAATGACCGGCAAACCTATTCCGGTTTCGCATTTAAAATCTTTTGATGTATGCACTTCAGCGACCCAATTGTATTGTTTGCCTTTGTCATTCATCTCTGTTTCACGGATTTTAATGCCTGCAATTTTTCCCAAAAACATCGCCAAGTCTTGGTCACTCGGTGGGTTGTTATGTTTTGGTTTCAAGTTGAATAATTGATAGAGTAACTTCAACATGTTTAACGCACGATGACGTGTCTTTGCGTCGCCATCGTATACTTTTAATTTTTGCTGCACTTTCTGGCCTCTGAAATCGCCATCTTGTAATTCCCATTCAATATTCAGATATTTAGAACCTGAATCTTTGTACTCTTGGTTTGTGAAGCTCCCGATTTTAGCGAGCGCCTTTGTTCCATCAGGTATTTGCATGAATGATTTTGCAAACGCATCTTCTGCTTTACCGGTTACTTCTCCAACTTCTGATTCCCAAAAACTCATAATTAAGCTCCTACATTAAAGTAATTTTCAACAGTGTTTTTTACGGTGATTAAATCGTTTGGTATAAATTGATCTTCAAACATATCAATCGGTGACTTCGCCATGTATTGGTCATCACGTTGTGTCTGAAATTTATATTCGCCATCAATGACGCGAGAATGCAAAATCGTCGTGAATAATCCTTCGATTGTGATTTTTTCATCGAGTAATTTTCCAATGGTTTTGCATTTTGAGAAACCGGATGCGTCAACATCACTGTGAGACAAAATAAATGTCGAGAGTGACGCGCGCGCGGTCATACATGCGTTAATCGTGGTCCAACCGTGATTGGCAATTTCTGAAAATTTATCAAATCCCCTCTCAGAAACACGACGCATAAATTCATACGCTAAAATATATTGCCAATCATCCACAACAAGCGTTGTAATTTCGGGGCGCTCTTTGCTGACCATTTCAATACATTTCACAATATGATCCCAATTATCACTTGCAAAATAATTCCCTTGTTTATTTTGTTTATTGCAAGGTTGATAACTCTTTTTAAACGATTTAAACGGTAATGGTTTGTCTAATACATTAATAATAAAAGTTGTTTTTGGATCTAAAGTTCGCAGGGAAGTGGATTTACCACTCCCTGACTGACCGATAATCAATACTGTGTTACTCATTTAGCATCTCTCCTTGATTGTGACGCTTGCCTTACCTGGCTTTTTGTCGATTAATTCCACCAATGCTGCCTTCACTTTCTTAGGCGCATCTTCTAAATACTTATCGCATAATCTTTTATCGACAGAATAGGCGATAGATTCTTTAATCGGGTTAAATTGATCTGGAATCGAAAGACTGCCTGATTCATACAATTTTTTATTGAGTGAATAAACAAAAGGTGTTTTAATCTCTACTTTCCAAGTTTCATACTCGTATGAGCGTTGGCCTTCGTGAGAGTGACCCATCGCTAGTATAATGGAATCGGTTAATTCTTCTTTTCTTAAAGACAGTCTCGCTAACTGCTTATTAACCTTTTCCAATTCTTTAATGTTATCCGCTAACCCGTGTTCGAATTTAATTGCGTTATTCATATCTTCAAAGCTTTGCATATTTACCTCTTTAGTTTATGTACTGCGTCGGTAGTGACGTAAGGCTAGAATATTACAAGTCTTGTAATTTGTCAACACTTGTAATAAAATATTTTTACGATTAAGGAGGAAGTAGCAAATGAAACCTAAAGATGTGAAAAATTACTATGGATCTCAGTATCGATTCCATAAAATAACGGGCATGTCGGCGGCCACGCTCGGCAATTGGCTAAAGTGGGGGTATGTGCCGGAAGACGCCCAATATAAATTGGAACGAATTACAAAAGGCGAGCTTAAAACGCAATGGACTAAATAATGAATGAGTTAATAAAAGCAATTGAAGAAATGTGTTTGGCAGTCGATGAATTTGCAAAAGAACACATTACGCCAAATACACCATTATTTAATTTACAACAAGATATGATTGCCAACGTTAAACGCTATAGGGAAAAAAAGGAAGTGAGTCGTGAAGAGAATTGATATTTGCTCCCACTGTGGAAGTCAATGTTATTGCGTTGAATGTGAAAAAGGAAAATTTAATCGTCCATTAGTTGTTAAGTATTTTAATCAAGAAATGCCAATCATTGTGCATCGTTGCGAAGGTTGTAATACTGAATTGTTTCGATCGATGACTTATGAGCAAAAAACGTTGTACCGAAATTATTGTTTAATGTGTGATGAATTAAAGGGAAAATGATGATGGTTGATGAGAGCAAAAAAGAATTGGCATTTATCGAATTGAAATCTGCAATCGTAAAATTAATGTTTGATTTTACAGATAAGTATTCTGCGAAAGGTGAAAATTGTATTTATCCTTATGCAGGTGAGGTTTTAGTGGATGTATTAGTCACATGTTTATCTGAAGCAGAATATGTAATTGTAAGTGCTCCACGATTTACTTCAAAACAAATCGATCATATCTGCTATCAAATAGGCGATTGGTATTTGATGATGAAGCCGTTATTGGAAGGACAGCATAATCTAGGGTATATGAAAGAAAAACTTAAAATTATGATTTGCGGAGAATAACAATGGATACCGTTTTAGATGTTAGTTTGAGATCTTATCAATTAAGTGCAAAGCTCAGTAAAAAATTGCTAATCTCACAATTACTTTTGTTAGTTTTTAATATCACAATTCTTTTCTTTGATTATTATTTATTTATGACAACACCATCTAAATTGACGAGTGTTTCGTTTGGTGCGATGTTAGTCACTTGCCTTTGGACGATTGTTTGGTCTTTACAAACTTGGTCCGAATGGCGCGGGGATTTATCGAATATTGAATTTATAATACAACTTAAAGAGCAAACATTAGCATCCCAGGAAATGGAAAGTTTCTTACAAGCAAAAAATGAATATGAAAGATTAATTAAAACGCTTAAGGAAAAGCAAACTCATGAGCAAAGAATATGACACCGTAATAGAAGCCAGACGCACCATGAAAGCCCACATTCAATTTTTAGAGGCTCTCTTAAAACATCTCAAAGGTCACGATAAAAACCTGCGCACCAAAGCCGTCATAACGGCTTGGTGTTTGCATCGCTACTTTACTAACTCTCTCATGAAAGAAGTTGAAGCCGTTCTTAGAGAGGAGTTAGCGTCATGATCTATCAATTGAAACGCTGGTATCGCATTTGGCGTTGCCAGCTATTCCACACCCAAAAAGACCATCTCTACAATAAAAGATTTATCGGATGCCGCGAATGCGACGTTTGGCGTCTAGTGCAGCACTGAAATTTGCGATAAGATAAAACCAATTTAAGGACAAAGACTTAGGGGTATGAATGGAAATTGACCTATATGCTAAAGCTGTCTCACTTTTGGAGGGAGTTGCCAACTCTCTACATGAGCGTGACCCAAAATGTTTAATTTGCTTTAGCACGAATGAAGTGCAAGTCGTAGAGCAATGGTTAAAAGAATTTGTTAACGAAACAAAAGGCTCTTAGGGACAATCCAAGAGCCTTTTTATTTTTGCTATTTAAAACGGAGATCTGATGAAAAGATACATGTTCATTGTATCAACAGCTTAGTAAGCTGTAAATGGG